AACTTTTATTATAATAAAACTCTTGTAATTTCCTAAAAAACAATATAAAATATATACTAAGAATAAATTTAAAAGGATGTGGTAATTTATGAATTTGAAAAAACAAATGTTAATTAGTACATTTGTAATATTAGCAATAGTGGGCTGCGGAAAAAAAGAAGCAACTCAAAATGAAGATCAAGATGAAATTCAAATTGAACAACAAAGTGCTGATACTACAAATAATAATTCGCAATCCAACCCACAAGAAGCACAGCCAGTTGTAGAATCTTCTGAAAATGTTAATGAAAATGCAACTAATCAGCCCGCTTCTCAAGTAAAACCAGAAGAAATAAAATCTAGCCAGACTTTACAACATGTAGATAGACTTATTGGTAAAGAAATCTCAATGGAAGATAGAATTTTAGTATTTTCTAAAGAAAATAACCAATATAAAATAACTTACAAAGGCGAATCTGAAAATGGAATGCAAGTTGACACAAAAAACTTAACTTTTAATGAAAAAAATGACAGTTTAACAGATGGAACTTATACGTTTAAGCTAAATAAAAATACTTGCAAAAATTCAAACGTTTGAATATCAAAACGCTCAAAAACAAAAAAGACGAGCAAATGCTCGTCTTATTGGTGAAAAATATTTTGTTATATTTATAACATTTCTATTTTTCTGAGTTTTTCGAGGTAGAAATCACGAACCCGTTGGTAATCTTCCTCAGTGAATTTGTTATCTCTTAATCGTAGTCGCTTGTGCGTCGCCGTTGATACACTCTTCTGTATCGCACGTGCTACCTTGCTATCAGATAGCTCTAATTGCTGAATGATGTATATTACTTTGTCGTGTGCGGTCATAATTATTCTTGTGTTATCATATTAGTATTATACCATTCCCACGCTTCATCTAAGAATTGTGTTTCAGATATTTTGGGGGCTAATTCCCCTCCTGTTACTTTTACATTGTTCTGAATTATTATGAGCTTGAATTTCTCATATTCATTGAATACATATAACTTCTGAGGCTTATCTTTTAATTCTTTGTTAAGAACTATCTGCTGTGTACGCTCTCTAATTACCAATATCAGAGATAAGTAGAGAGGTGAGTAGATGAAGTGAAATTTATTAGGCAAATGCTCAGGCTCCGGTTGTAATGCCAATAAGAATTTTGGCATTTTGAATTCAAAAAGTTTGTTATTGTCCATATTATTTTGTATTTTTGCACCCTCATTTCTAAGGGTTGTTTAAATCGTTAGAATTGTTTTAATTTTACAAAGTGAAGCCCCTAACATTACATTAGGGGCTTTTTTTTATTAGCGATGAGAAATATCAATCATATAGAACTGCTCTTCACCGCCTTGACGGTCTGCTATGCCTACAATCTCTACTGTATAGGTTTCATCATATCGAGCATACCCCTCAAACTCTTCACCTTGAACATAGAACGTTTCGATTCGTTCGGAGGTGTCTAATGCTCTTAACTCTAACCACTCATCTCGGTCGTCAATAGAGTCGTTGTACAGCTGTTCTGCTTCTTCGATACTATCAACATAGTTGTAGTATCTGTATTTGTTTTTGATGAACTCGATTATCGCTTCATCGCTAATTGTTTCAGTGGTGAAGTTGTTGTCATTCACCCATTCTTGTAAGCCTAATGTTTTGTCTGTTGTTGTCATTTTTTTTCTAAATGTTTTAAATGTTAATATTGTTTTTAATTTTTACAAGTTTGCAAATTCAGTTGCACTCTCTAATGTGAATTTTTTAGAATAAAATTCTTTTGAGTATTTTTTGTTTTTCTTTACGAAAGCGTAATAATCTTTCAAGAGTTTTTTGCTTGATTTCACAAAATCTAATACTTCTTGGCTTGCTTCTTTGTTAGCGTTAAGTTTTGCTTTACTTGCGGCTGCTTTGGCTTCTGCTCTTCTTTCTTCAACTTCTAATTTTGCTTGTAACTTAGCGACGTATTCAGCATTCTTCTGTAATTCGTAAGCAATTACCCACATTTGTTTTTCACTGAAAAAATCTTTAAGATTGCTTGTTAAGATTTTGAATGCCAAAGAATCATTAGATACATAATCAATTAACTTTCTTCTGCTGTAAGCTGCTGCTTGACGGCTACTTTCTTCAACAAAATCACCTATTGAACTAATAGTTGATACACTTGGGTTGATGTAAGATACTTGGTTGTAGATGTCTTTAATTGTAACTTTCATTTTCTTTGAGTTTTTAATGTTAATAATTGTTCTTATTTTAATTTTACACGACAAAGATACGGCAAATATTTTAATTGCGCAAGTTTTTTGCATATTTTTTTCATTTTATTTTGTTATATCTGTAACAAAAGCGCATAACTACTATATAATCAGCATTTTACGTATAATATTTTTTCGCAAAAAAAAGAGACAAAGAATAAAAAATGTCTTTGCCTCTCGTTTTTTTGTTAATCTGTATCTATTATTATGCCTATTGCTAACACAGTTAATGGTAACCAAATTAAAATTAGTCCACCTCTTGGAGGACTCCCCCATTCTCTGAAATCAAATTCTGCTGAAATAAAAGCGAACATCAGATACAGTAATACGAATATTACTATGGGTGCTATTATGCACGCTAATACTTTGTTATTTCTTTTCTTCATTTAGTCAAATCGTTTAATATTATTGCCAAATTCCTTATGTACTTCAATTAGCTTCATCACCAGCCCTTCACGTGCTTTCTCGTACTTCTTCGCAAAATAGCTAAATGTGTGCCCCTCCTTAATATCCAAGTGGTAGAATGCGCATTGCGTACCGATGTTAATATCCTTGAAGGTTATCTTGTAGCCTTTCGCTCTGAACCAAGCGAGGGCTTGCTCATAAGTTGGTACAGAAAGCATTCCTCTTGCATTGTGGTTATCTTTATCTACCTCTTCAAGATAGTGATAATGTCCTTTACTTTTTTCCAAAGTAAATCCTATTCTATCCGATAGGGTGCAAAGAAAAGCGCACTCTTTATCAAATCCTATTTCTTTGAGTTCTTTGGCTATCTCCAAAGGCACAAGCCAAGCGGGGTATTTGTTATTTTTCATATATTTATCCTTTAAATAGGTACATTGACCAACTTATGGCAACCTCTTCATTGCGATTGTCTAATTCTTTGAGTAAACTATCTATCTCTTTATCCTCACTAAGTTCAGGAGGAATTTGTAAATAGAGTTTTTTCATTATTTCATTATGAAAATTTGTGTACTTCTCAATCTCTGAGAGGTGTGTTTGCGCCTCTTTCAGATAACTTAATAATTCTTGTTTATTCATCTTGTTCATCTTTGATAAATTTACCGTTAATAATTCTTCCTATTCTGTCTTTGATTTCGTTGTAAGCGATATTGAGGCACTCCTCAAGGGTGGTATCTTCTAATAATGCTATGCTATTGAGAGGTCTTAGCATTTCACAAACAGTAAATGAAATGTACTCAAGGGTGTCAAAGACATTGCTTTTTGCTTCATCAAAAATCAGGCTGTTAAGCTTCCTATTAACTTGTAAAGCTATAAAACATAGTGATACACGTGTGGTGTTGGGGCGTTTTAATGATTTTCTGATGATAGGTATAAAATCAACCTCTTTGATATAGCAGTAGTTAATGAAGGTTACCATTACATCGCCTATGGCGTCCTGAATAGCGGGTTTGTCGTTGTCATAACACGCCTTGATAAGTTCGCCAACCTCCTTGTGCGTTTTGAGGAGCTGGTGGAAGGGGGTGATTTTGTCAAATATACCTCTTTCTTTTGCCCACTGATGAATAAGTGGCACAAGTTCTTGGATTGTTAAATTTTGTGTATTCATTTGTTTTGTATTTTTAATTCTTCTCTCATACCCATACAGAAGGAGCGGTAATTGATATTGGACTCTCTCGTTAGTACATAATCGTACCATTGCAGTATCTTCCCCTTCGGCTTATCATTCTTCATATCGAAGTATATATCCTCAATATTGAAAAAGTAATCCGATAAGCATATAATTCCTATGCCTACATCGTAATTGTCAAATTCAAATTGTAGTTCTTGCTTGTCGCAGAACTCCTTAATAAGGTTGCGTGCAGCGTACTCGAATAACGCCACTGCTTCAATTTCTCGTGGTGATTGTTTTTTCATTGTTCTGTAATTATGCTTTCAGTAATGTTTTTTACAAGTCTTTCCGTGTTTTCTGTGAGCTTGTTAGAGATGAGTTTTATTATCTCTAATGAAAGTTCTGTATCTACATTTAATGTAAACTCTTCTCTAAGGTCATTTGTAAATGTTACACTCCCCTCGTATCTGTCTTTTTGTTTTTCGGATTCTTTTTCCCAAGAATAACCGCGTTCAAATTCTAATGAAAATTTTCTTAGTTTAAAATTCTTATTGCTGTTTTGTTCTTCCATTGTTGTTTCATTGCTTATTAGTTAATAATTCTGAAAGCTCCTTGCCTTGCGTAATGAGATAGTTATAGAAGAATTTCAAAGTATCTTCCTTCTTGAAGCTCCTCAGTTTACCCTCAGAATCGTTTATGCCCTTCTGATATTGTTCTAACAGTGCCTTGACAGCACTAAACTCCTTCTTATCCTTAGCCTTCGTTTGCTCTTGTCGAAGTCGCTTCTCGGTTTCCGCCCTCATTAGTTGCTTGTCCTTCTCTGTAAGTGTGGCAAAGTAGGGCTGTAATATGCCTCGCTGATAGAGTGCGTCGTACACAGGCACAGATAGCATAGGTAACTTCTTGGCTTCCTTATACTCCTCAAAGTGCCCTGTAAGCCAACTTATCACTGAGGCTTCTATTTCTTCTTCTGTCATCGTATTTTGTTTCTCCGGTAATTGTGAAATGTTAATGTTATGTTCTCGCTGGGTGTCTTGCAACCACTGTCGGTATCTTCCCAAAACCTTACAGACGTATGACACGTCAAAAAACTGATAGTGGTCGGTTACGTCGCCAAATTCCCCACTTCTGTCCATTTGAAAGGCTTTGTATATTTCTTGAAAAGAAAGTCCTGAAAAACGACTAAAAACAGCATTCCATATTTCCTGCTTTTGCAGTGGGTCAATTTCTCCTTTGAGCCCTACAAGAGTAGCAATGCGAGTGAATACCATTCCGAATGTTGGGGCTATTACTTCACGGTCAAGGTCTCTAAGTCGTGGATATTGGTGGCTTGTTTTAGCTATTGCCAAAGGCGTGAGCTCCCCAGCCTTGCATATTATTTCTAATGTTATCGGCTGTTTGGCGACCGGCATAATACTGCTGTTTATCGCTTGTAGATTGTTGCTGTTGTCCTTTTGTAATGATTTTTCCATTTTCGTCTAAGATTATTTGATTGTTAGCAGTATGTTGAGGTGTTTTGTCTGCTTGTAGCCAACTTGCCTCAAAGCCTCTCCATTGCTTCTGTACTACCCTTTCAAGGATAGCGTTCTTGTCTTGCCCTGTCTTACGGACTTGCTCAATGAATGTTTTAAAGGCAAGTTCGCTGTTTATGGCTTTCTTCGCCTTGCGTATTTTTAACCACTCATCTACAAGTTCGGGGGCAAAACCTTCCGCAAGCATTGCTTTTTTGAAATTGAAAGGAGGGG